AGAGCCGTACTGTTTATGCTCAACTGTTTGCGGCTATTGGTACTACTTATGGTTCGGGTGATGGTTCGACTACGTTTGCGTTGCCTGATTTGCGTGGTCGTGTTGTTGCTGGCGTGGACAACATGGGTGGTTCGGCTGCTTCTCGTTTGACCAGCACGACTATCACTGGTGGTGCTGATGCTGTTGGTGAGGTTGGTGGCGGTCAGACACACACTCTAACTAGTGCCGAGTCTGGTGTGCCTGCTCATGGACATACAACGGGGAACAACTCTGTAGACCACAGCCACTTTATTTCTGCGGCGTTTGACAACGTAACAACGGCTGGACCTTATCCCTACTATGCAAGAGCGGGCGGCGGCTCAACGTTGCTTGGTCCACCAAACGGAATGACCTCGGCTGGTCAAAGTTCAAACCATACACACGTAGTAAACAACAATACTGCTGCCAATGCGTCATCGGCGCATAATAACGTGCAGCCAACAATGGTTCTTAACTACATCATCAAGGCATAACAATGGGTATCTCAAACGTCGCCAGCAATTTACGCCCAGGAATATGCACTAGCAGCACACGCCCCACCACACCGTATGAGGGACAGGTGATTTATGAGACTGATACGAACCGTGTTCTTGTTTATGATTCTGCTGCATGGGTGATGATTGCCGATACTGACCAGCCACCAGGATTACAGTTAATAAAAACACAAACCGTTGGTTCTGCTGTTTCTAGCGTTACTGTAAATGATGCTTTCAGTTCAGAATATGATAACTATAAAATCTTATACACAGACGGCGCTGCTAGTGCACAAATAGACTTAAAAATGACGTTAGGCAGCACTACTGCAGGGTATTACCAAAACGTAATTTATACAGCGTGGAATAATACCGTTCTTGCCGTTAATACTAATAATGGGGCAAGTTGGGAAAGGGCCGGCATAGCCGAAACGGGTACATGCGTGCTTAATGTCGAATTAACTCAACCGTTTGCTGCAGAATTAACTACTATTTCTGGCCCATTTATTGGCCCCGGTAGTGGTCGTGTTGGTGGTTATTTGACTGGGTTTTTGAATAACACGACAAGTTACACAGCATTTACCCTTACTACTTCATCGGGCACAATAACAGGTGGAGTAATTCGTGTGTATGGATACAGGAACTAATCATGGGTCTTAGTAATTATCTTCCGAATAGTCGTATCAACCAGCCTGGTGTTTGTACCTCGTCTACACGTCCTGTATCACCGTATGAGGGGCAAGTCATTTATGAGACTGACACTGTCTTTGACAACAGTGACTAATAATGTGTCTGACGTTTTTTCTTCTACCTATGATGCTTATAGAGTAGTAATAAGCAATTTAACAAATGCGTCAACAACAACGAGAGTTGTAAATATTCGTTTTAGAACATCATCAGATGATTCATCTTCTAATTATTTTTGGGGAGATTCTTTTGTATATGGAACAAACCTAGTAGGTGATTCTTCTTCTACTGGTCAAACATCTGCTCAAATATTTGCTTTTGGTGATGGAGCAAATGACGGAAGTGGTGTTTCTATGGATATTATAAATCCCAATTTAAGCGTTTCTACTGTTTTTATGGGTAAATCAGTTGTTTATCAACCGAATGTTACATCTTATGTTTTGAGAAATATTTATGGTGGTGTAAATACAACAACTCAATACACAGGTTTTAGTGTTATTGGGGCAACTGACAATTTAGGTGGCACTGTTCGTGTGTACGGATACAACCAGTGATTAGTGTTGTTACCACGACATACAACACCCCACCCCACATCCTCGCCCGAACCTGGGCATCACTAAAAAACCAGACACACACCGACTGGGAATGGGTCATCTACGACGACTCCACCACCACAGCAGTACAGTCACAGGTGTACGGGTTCTGTTCAGATGAGCGGTACACCATCCGCTACTTCCGTCCTCACGTCCCCTCTGGTGGCAACATTGGGTATGCAAAACGAATGGGGTTCGGCCTAGCCCTCGGAGAAGTAATAGTCGAACTAGACCACGACGACGAGTTAACCCCCGACGCGCTGCACCTACTCAACCTTGCTTTCACCGACATGCCCTCTATCGGGTTCATCTACTCTGACTGGTGCGAAATATTCCCAGACGGCTCATCGGGTCGATACCCTGAAGGTTGGGCGTTTGGGTACGGCAAAGATTACTGGTCGGCTGAACACAACTGTTGGGTGATGCAAGCCCCACCGTTGAACACTGTCACCTTGTCGCACATTGTTTCTGCACCGAACCATGTGCGGGCGTGGCGGGCATCAACCTACCACGCTGTCGGCGGCCACAATCCCGACCTGCCAGTAGCAGATGACTATGACCTGGTAGTACGCACTGCTCTAGCAACGGACTGCCTGCACCTACCCAAGATGCTGTACAAACAACACATCTCCCCTGTCACCGCGCAACGTCAACGTAATGGTTTGATTCAGGAATTAGTGGTTGAACTATCAGCTAAGTATGCGCCTGCGATACAGGACAAATACGGTTCGGTGTAGTATTGGTGCATGGCTAAATCACCGGCGTGGCAGAGAGCTGAAGGCAAGAACCCTAAAGGCGGGTTGAACGCTAAGGGTCGTGCTTCAGCAAAAGCTCAGGGTATGAATTTGAAGGCTCCTGTGAAGGCGGGTGATAATCCTCGTCGTGCGTCGTTCCTTGCCCGTATGGGGAACATGCCTGGTCCTGAACGTAACTCTAAAGGTGAACCTACTCGTCTTCTGCTATCTTTGCAGGCGTGGGGTGCTACCTCCAAGGCTGATGCCCGTAAAAAGGCTAAAGCTATTTCGTCTCGTAACGCAAGGAAAAAGTAAAATGCCCAAGGTTGGAAAAAAAGAGTACCCGTACACCCCTAAAGGGATGGCGATGGCTAAGGCTGAAGCCAAGAAGACTGGTATGAAAATGAAGACAGGCAAGAAAGCCAAAGGTCGTGCCAAGTAAGAAGGTTTGGGAAACGAAGAACCCTGCGAAGAAGTCTAAGAAGTTGACTGATGCGCAGAAGGCTGAGGCGAAGCGTCGCGCTAAAGCGGCGGGTCGTCCGTACCCTAATCTTGTTGACAACATGGCTGTTTCAAGGAAGAAGTAAGTGGCTCAGGTTCGTGACGTTATAGACAAAGTTAACCGTCAGCTGTTATCCGGCACGGTTGAGGAACGCAACAAGATTGCGTCTGCTTTGACGACCACATCAACATCTATCACTTTGACGTACGCACCAGAAGGCATCCGTAAAGGGTCGCTTATCGAAGTTAATGGTGAGCAGATGTATGTGTGGGATGTTGCTATCCCGTCACGTACGTTGACTGTGGAACGTGGCTACGGTGCTACCGATGCTGTCACTCACGCAGCAAACAGCATCGTCATCAACAATCCACGTTTTCCCCGTAACCAAATTCTTGAAGCCATCAACGACGAGTTAGCAGACCTGTCCAGCCCTGTGAATGGGTTGTTCCAAATGAAAACCACAGAAGTGCAGTGGAACGGGTCTGACCGTATGGTGAACCTGCCAGGTGTGTACGAAATACAAGACCTGTATTCGGTGCATTACCGTTATCTATCCGATGATTACCCTCGTTTGTGGAAGGTTCGTCTTCTTCGTAACATGCCTTCAAATGATTTCCCGTCAGGGTATGCGCTAGTTATCGATGACTACATTGCCCGTACTGGTACGTTGCTTGTCTCCTATAAAGCCCCGTTTGATTCCATTAACTCAGAGTCAGATGACATTGAGGTGTCTGCTGGTTTGTCTTCTACAGCAGTGGATTTGTTGGTGCTTGGCGCGCAGATAAGGATGATGGCTCCTCGTGAAATTAAAAGAAACTTTACGGAATCTCAGGGCGATACACGCCGAGCAGAAGAAGTACCTGCTGGTGCAGTTGCAGGTTCGCTTGCTAATCTTTTGCGCCTTCGTCGTGACCGTATCGTGGCTGAGGCTATGCGTCTAAACAGGCAGTACCCTACTTTTGTTAAGAGGTAGCTGTGCCTCTTATTGATTTCAGCACCGGCTTCAAAGGTGGTCCATCGTTCTATACGGGTACTGGCACAACAAATCTTGTGCCATCGTTTTTTCCTGTCGCATTAAATGGTCGTCCGTATCTGATTGATACTCGTTCGGGTCGTTTCTCGCATCAGTATGAGCAGCGTGTGCGTGACCAGTCTGACATTTCTACTGCTCCTGGTGAGGCTTCTATTAACCCGCAGGGTTTGTGGCGGCGTGGTTCTAAGTCGTGGCATTTGGGTGCTGGCCAGTTGTACGCCGATGACGCTGACGCACAGGATTTCAGGTTCTATAAGTCAAAGGGTGTGAATCCTTGGGTGAAGGGCCAGTTGTCGTTATTGAACGCTACGAAATTGGCGTTGTCTACTGCGTCAACGAATTTAAAAATGTTGGAGGTTGGCGGCTATCTGTATGTGGCTGACGGGCAAACATTGAAGTTCACGCAAGACCCGTTTGCTTCTTCTCCGTCGTGGACTAATGTGACTGGTTCACCAGCGGAAGACATCAACGACATCACCACCGATGGTGACCAAGTGTATGTTGCGTACGAGGATGAAGGCATTTTGATGACTGCTGTTGGTGGTGCATCAATGGCAGACCATTATGCCACCAGCGGTGGCACCTATAATTACACTGCGTTGGGTTTCGCTAAAGGATACGTTTTAGGTTTCCATAACGACACAACGAACAGTCACATCCACGTTGTCCCTTATGCTGCGTCTACTGGTCATGGTTCGGTTACGGCAACCATTCGTGACCCTGCCTTCATTTGTGCTGGTTTCGCTGGTGGGCAGAACCACATCTATGTTGCTGGTCGCGGTAAAAACGTAGGTCTTGTTTACAAGCTTGGCATCAAAACCGATGGCACTGTCGATGTTGCTGTTGTCGCATTAGAGCTACCAACGGGTGAGTATCCGACAGCGATTCATGCGTATCTAGGTTTCGTGTTGTTGGGTACGAATAAGGGTGTCAGGTTTTGTACCGCTGATTCGTCTGGTTCTTTGGTGTCTGGTCCGCTGATTGCGACCACTAGCGATGTTCAGGGTTTCACTTCCGAGGGTAAGCATGTCTGGTTTGGGTGGACTAATTATGAGGGTTCATCTGGTTTGGGTCGTCTTGATTTGACAAGTTTTACTCAGGCTAACGCTCCTGCTTATGCAACTGATTTGATGTATTCTTCTTCAACTGCTGCGGTGCAGGCGGTTGCTTCTAAATCCAACAAACGTATCTTCACTATCTATGGTGTTGGTGTTGTGGTGGAGGATTCAGCGAACCTTGTGACTTCTGGAAGTTTTGATACCGGCTACTACACGTGGGGTATCCCCGATAAGAAGTTCATTCCTCGGTTTGATGTGCGTACGTTGCCGTTGACGGGTACTGTGTCGCTGGAAACATCATACGATAACGGTGGATTTGATAACGCTGGTTCTTTTAGCACCTCAGGTCAGACTGAGTTTACGTTTTTAACTGACCAGGAGCGTGTGATTGAGGCTGGTTATAGGTTGACGTTGACTCGTGCTTCGGCTACGTCTGGTCCGACGTTGACGCGTTGGATGGCGAGGGCGTATGCGGCTCCTCGTCGTTCGCAGATAATCACACTCCCCGTATTGTTGCACGAAATGCTACGGGTAGAAAACACAGACTTTTTCATGGACGTAGAAACAGAACGAGAACTACTCGAAAGCCTCGTAGACAACCCACGTATTGTTGTTTACCAAGAACGCAACACCACATACTCCGTCATCGTTGAAGATGTTGAATGGACCCCCATAGATACATCAGCGTTTGACTATGTATGGGAAGGAAC